AGATAAACAAGGCTCTGCATTTACATCTAATATTCTTACAGTTAATTATGTATTTAATGTAAACGCTACTGACTATGTAGAAGTATATTGGGATACAGCAAATGCTTCTGTTTATTTAGAAACCATTGCTGGTAATGCAACTTATCCAGAAACACCGTCTGTAATATTTACTGCTACTCAAGTAATGTATGGTCAATCTGGCTATAGTGGCATTTCAGGTTATAGCGGCAAGTCGGGTTATAGCGGCATCTCTGGCTACAGTGGCTACTCTGGTATCTCAGGCTACTCTGGAAGCGGCATAAGCGGTTATAGCGGCTCTGGCGTGTCTGGTTACAGCGGTTTCTCCGGTATTAGCGGTTACAGTGGTTATAGTGGTATCAGCGGATACAGTGGTATCAGTGGATACAGTGGTATCAGTGGATACAGTGGTATCAGTGGATACAGTGGTATCAGCGGATACAGTGGATTCTCCGGTATCAGCGGATACAGTGGTTTTAGCGGTATCAGCGGATACAGTGGTTTTAGCGGTATCAGCGGTATCAGTGGTTACAGCGGTATCAGTGGCTACAGCGGATTCTCCGGTATCAGCGGTTACAGCGGTATTAGCGGTTACAGTGGATTCTCTGGTATCAGCGGATACAGCGGAACATCTGGCTACAGTGGCAGCGGTATTAGCGGATACAGCGGTATTTCTGGCTACAGTGGCAGCTCGGCGTCAAGCATTTCAATCAGCAACGACACCACAACTAGTACCAATATTTACCCAGTATCCGTAACTGGGACTAGTGGTACAGCCAGCACGATTTACACCAGTAACGCAAAGTACCTTTACAAGCCATCAACTGGCGAGTTGCAGGCTTCAGAGTTGTTGGCAAGCAACGGTTTAGTGTTAAACAATTTGACAGTGGCAACAACCTATTCTATACCGTCAGGGTACGGAGCATCATCGGTTGGCCCAGTTACAGTCAATTCTGGTGTTACAGTAACAGTACCAAGTGGGAGCCGCTGGGTAGTGCTATAATAACAGTTCGTATGAACTATTGGGGAAGTTATGAAATACAGCGTTGTTATACCAACGTATAACCATTGTGAGAAGTATTTAAAGCCGTGCGTTGATTCTATTATCAAACACAGCAATATGGACGATGTGGAGCTTATTATCTCCGCAAATGGTTGTGTAGATAACACAGATTTCTATCTGCAGTATTTGCAAACAGCAATCCCCAATTGCGTTGTAGTTTGGGAACAATTTGCATCAGGCTACGCCAAGGCAACAAACGCTGGAATTAAAGTAGCAACAACTAGCAAGATTGTGTTACTGAATAATGACACAGTCTTGTTAGATCAACCAAAGAATACGTGGTTGGATATGTTAGAAGCGCCGTTTTTACAAGACGCTAGTGTGGGGATTAGTGGACCGATTGTCCAGCATTCACCAGACGCAGGCCGTGACTTTTGCGTGTTTTTCTGTACGATGATCGACAGGAAGGTATTTGAAAGAATTGGCTTACTAAACGAAGAGTATGGCGTTGGAACAGGCGAAGATGTTGAGTTTTGCATCGAGGCTATGAACGCGGGTTTTAAGGTAGCAGAGACTAACCCTAAAACTTTAGAGTCACAGTTTTATGTTGGTGGATTTCCAATCTACCACGTTGGTGAAGGAACACTACACGACACCAACTTAGTACAAGATTTTAACAGCGTGTTCAGAAAGAACAGCCGCAAGTTAGCAAGAAAATATAACGCGGAAGGTTATAAGTGGTCCCTGATGAACAACTGGGAACGCTACATGGCAATCAAGGGTGAAGATGTACAGCCTAGAGAAAAGTCAAGATACCTCTGGGCAGCAAGTAAGTTATTAGGTGGTACAGTGTTAGAAGTGGGCTGCTCGAATGGCTACGGCTCACAGTTCTTTGGTGATGAGGTTAATTACTTGGGACTGGACTACGACGAGAAGATTGTCGAGGTGGCAAGAGAAGAAGGTTGGGGTGACAATAAACAATTTGTTCACGCTGATATAAACACCTTCCCATTAAAGCAGTATGACACGATTGTGGCAATGGAAGTCATTGAGCACCTAGACAATGGTTTAGAGATTGCACAAAGATTAAAGCAGCACTGTAAGCGTTTGTTGGTTACTGTGCCGTATATGGAGACACCTGGATTTTGGGGTGAGCATCATAGACTGCATATGTTAAATGAATCGCACTTACCAGGTTTTACGTATCAGTTTATGAGCGGGTCTGGTGAGTTGGCAGATGTGCCGCACGTGGGCATGAACTTAATGGTGTGTGAATACAATGCCTAAAGTTCTTTGCTCAGTAGCAACGAGGGGTCGCTACTTTACAACACTCCCTCTGGTATTAAACGCAATTATCAATCAAACGCGCCCAGTAGATAAACTGGTAATCTTTGATGATAATGACGAGCCACAAGACATGCGAAAAGAGATGATTTATTCGTACTTTTTTCAGATGTTAGACATCAAGGGTATTGCGTGGGAGTGGATGTTTGCCGATAAAAAAGGCCAACATTACATCCACCAAAGAGCCAACATGATGGGCTACGATTGGGTTTGGAGGTGTGACGATGACGCCATACCAGAACCAAATGTATTAGAAACGCTTTATAGTTATGCTAACGGTATTAACGAAACAAACGATAGCTATAAAGTTGGTGCTGTAGGTGGCTCGGTGTTAACACCGCCCTATATGCCAGACACCTCAAAGGTAACTGGGCTGATTGATAATATTGATTCAGAGCCAAACATCCAATGGGGCAGAATTGAAAGGGCAAAAAAGGTTGAACATCTACATTGCACTTTTTTATATCGCGCTGGGTTGTGCGATTATAATCTGGGTCTTTCGCGGGTAGCACATAGGGAAGAGACGTTATTTACCTATGGTCTGCACCGTAAAGGCTATCAGATTTTAGCAGTACCTGGAGCAGTAACGTGGCACATGAAGAACCCCGAAGGCGGGATTCGTAGCGAGACAAGGCGGGAAATGTATGAACATGATGAGCAAATTTTCAGAAATATTTTGCAATACCGTGACAAAACCATTGTGGTCCTTAATTGTGGTCTTGGCGACCATATTGTATTCAGCCATGTTTTACCTGCAGTATCTAGCCCTGAAGTGTTTAGCTGTTACCCTGAAGTGGTTCCCGGGCGGTCGATAGCAGAAGCGCAGCATTTGTTTGGCAGTCTGGCCCCGTACGATGTGTACGCTAAGATGGACCAGTGGAGATGGAAAGATAGTTTGGAAAATGCGTATAGGAAGCTATATACATGATTATCATCTCTCCATATGCAAAAAAGCTGTTTAGTGGTAAGCAGAACCCAAAGAACTATCCGTACTGGGAAGAGCTCATTCGTTTGATAGACGAGCCAATAGTGCAAGTAGGTGTCGAGGGTGAGAAGCAGCTAGTAGATGATTTTCGTAAAGGACTCCCAATTAGTGAGTTACGAAAGTTAGTTAAAGAATGTCGTACTTGGATATCGTGTGATAGTTTTTTCCAGCATTTAGGCTGGGACGAAGGCAAACAGGGTATTGTGTTGTGGAGTGTCTCAGATCCTCTGATCTATGGACATCCTGAGAATGTAAATTTATTAAAAGACAGGTCGTGCCTTGCAGAGAATCAGTTTCTCTGGTGGGAGTTTGTAGAACACCGAAACGACCGGTTTGTAAAACCCAAAGAAGTATTAGAGTATTTAAACAAGGGATAACATATGGCAGCAAGCGGCTTTACGCCAATCAGCCTCTACTATAGCACCACCCCCACAGCCCAGCCGGTTAACACCAACCTGGTACAGGGTGAACTGGCGCTCAATATTTACGACGGTAAGCTGTACTACAAAGACAACGCCAACGTTGTTCAGTTGTTGGCTGCAAAAGGCGGGAATGGGGTATCCACGTTTAGCGCCGGCTCAACTGGCTTAACACCAAACACCCCCACAAGCGGGGCTATTGTGCTGGCCGGAACTTTGGGAACAGGTTACGGTGGCACAGGTTTAACCGCTTTTGTTGCCGATCAGATTTTCTTTGCTGGCACTACTAGCACCGTTGACCAATCAGCAGATCTAACTTGGGACGGCAGCACACTGGGTGTTACTGGCGTATTGACTGTTTCAGCAGATTCGAGCTTTAACTCTACCGGCGCATTGTTAATTAGCCGCGGAGCAACTGGTGATCAGCCAGCAAGCCCTGTTGAGGGTATGCTGCGTTATAATACCGATAACAAGCAATTTGAAGGTTACAGTGAAGTTGGTGCGGTACCAGGTTGGTACTCGGTTGGTGGTTCGGCAATTGTTAACGACACCACTACAGCAACTGAGCTGTATCCGTTGTTTGCCTCTGCCACTAGCGGCACAGCACAAACAGTGTATACTAGCGATGCTAAGTATCTGTATAAGCCATCAACTGGTGAGTTGCAAGCAAACGAAGTAGTTGCCAGCAACGGCTTTTTGGTGAACAGCGATTCAGTAGCATCAGATTACACCGTCGGAACAGGCTTTAATGCCGTGTCCGTCGGCCCAGTCACTGTGCAAAGTGGCATATCGGTAACAGTTTCCAGCGGCCAACGCTGGGTAATTCTTTAAGGAAACAATATGAGTTCAGTCGTAATCTCAGGAGATTCAAGCGGGTCAGTTAGTTTAACTGTACCTTCTGTCGCCGGATCAAATACCGCGACACTTCCCGCCGCCACAGGCACAGTAATGGTTAGCGGTAATATGCCAGCGTTTAGTGCTTATTTAAATAGTTCGCAAAGTATTGCTAACGCAACTTTTACAAAAGTACAATGCAATATTGAAGAATATGACACAAATTCAAATTATGACAACGCCACCAATTATCGTTTTACCCCTACAGTTGCTGGATATTATCAAGTTAATGGTTCAATAGGTTTTGGTTCAGGTACAACTGGTCTTTGTATATCCACTATATACAAAAATGGGACAAGATTTAAAGATGGCGTAGTTATTGCTTACAGCACAAACGGCACTTCTTCTACGGCATCTGCGTTAATTTATTTTAATGGTTCAACTGATTATATTGAAATGTATGGTTATCAATCGCAAGGAACTTCAACAACCCTTTCAGGAACTGCAAATTCAACATATTTTCAAGCAACAATGGTAAGGAGTGCGTAATGTTATACAACAAAATTATGGCTCTATATCCTAGTCTTACTCAACAGGACTTTATAACTGTAATCACACTTCAAAACGATTCAGACGGCAAAGGCGATTACATTAAGTTATGGCAACATCCGACTTTAGTTCAGCCTACACAGGAACAGTTAGATGCAGTCTAATATGACCCAAGAATACGCACATTCCTTGTTTGAATACAAGGATGGTAGTTTGTATTGGAAAGTCCGCAAAGCACCCCATGTAAAGATTGGTGCTAGGGTAGGTTCGCCAGCTATTAACGGCTACGAAACTGTATATGTGGATGGTCGTAACTGGCGTATTCATCGCTTGGTATTCTTGATGCAATACGGCTATATGCCAAAAATGATTGACCATATTAACAACAATAGGTCAGACAACCGCATTGAAAATTTAAGAGCCGCAGATGACAGTCAAAACGCACACAATCAAGTATTGCGGTCAAATAATGTATCAGGCATTAAAGGTGTATCTTGGAACAATGACAGACAAAAATGGGCGGTCAGAGTGAATCACAACAAAAAGACTTATCAAAGGTATGTGCAAGACCTAGAACTTGCTGAATTAGTAGCCATCGAAATGCGTAGCAAGTTGCATGGTGAATTCGCTAATCATGGAGTAGCATAATGGCTTACGGAACAGTAAACGCTGATGTAATTCAGACAAGCACTAGCGGTGGCATATTAGGTGCTGGTAATGCTTCTATTATGAAGAACCGCATTATCAATGGTGCAATGGTTATAGACCAAAGAAATGCTGGTGCTAGTGTTACTCCTGCTGATAGTGCTTATACACTTGATAGATGGCAATCAAGGCTTGCACAAGCATCTAAATATTCTGTTCAGCAAAACGCTGGTGGTTTAACTGGCACTAATTTGCCTGTTGGATTTCAAAATTATTTAGGTGTAACTTCTTTATCTGCTTATGCAGTTCTTGCTGGCGATTATTTTGCACAATGCCAAACCATTGAAGGTTTTAATTTTGCAGATTTACAATGGGGAACAGCTAACGCTAAAACTGTTACCCTTAGTTTTCAAGTGTATTCAAGCCTTACAGGAACATTTGGTGGCTCTATAAGAAATGCGGCAGGAACTCGTAGCTATCCATTTACTTATTCAATTCCTGTAGCTAATACTTGGACTTCTATTTCTGTAACTGTTGCTGGTGATACATCAGGAACTTGGGTAGGCGCAACAAATGCGGCAAGTGTTCAAATATTTATTGGTCTTGGCGTTGGCACTACATTAAGCGGAACTGCTGGCTCATGGTCAGGCGGTAACTATCTATCAGCCACAGGAGCAACATCCGTAGTAGGAACAAACGGAGCAACTTTCTACATTACTGGTGTTCAACTAGAAGTAGGAAGTAG